TATTTCCAAGTATTATTGAAGAAACTGCAAAAGCATACAATAAAGCATATGTATTAGTTGAAATTAATGATATTGGTGAACAAGTTTCAAATATCCTTCACTTTGATTTAGAATATGACAATATATTGATGTGTTCTATGAGAGGAAGAGCAGGACAAATAGTCGGATCTGGGTTTAGTGGAAAAAAATCACAACTTGGTCTTAAGATGTCCAAAACGGTTAAAAAAATTGGATGTTCTAACTTAAAAACTCTTGTTGAAGATGATAAACTTTTAGTATCAGATTATGAGATTATTTCAGAACTTACCACATTTATTCAAAAAAATCAATCTTTTGAAGCGGAAGATGGATGTAATGATGACTTAGCAATGTGTCTTGTTATTTTCTCTTGGTTGGTAATTCAACCATACTTTAAAGAAATGACAGATAATGATATTCGTAAAAGAATATATGAAGAACAAAAAAATCAAATTGAACAGGACATGGCACCTTTTGGATTTATTTTGGATGGTGTGAATGACTCTTCAAGATCTTTTATTGAAGAGAAAACTGGAGATTACTGGGTTTCTGGAAATAAACCATACGATGAACAAACATTTTATGCCGATGAATATGGGGATAGAAGTTATGAAGTTTCCTATATGTGGGACTACATTTAAAAAAGAACCTTTTTATAAATATTTCAAGACTAAATGAAATAAAATTTAGGGGAATTAAATGGCAAACATCGGGTTAGTATCTCCAGGTGTGAAGGTAAGAGAAGTTGATCTTACTGTTGGAAGAGTAGATCCTGTAAGTGAAAATGTAGGCGCTTTTGCTGCCCCATTTGCACAAGGTCCAGTGGACCAAGCAGTATTAATTGAAACTGAAGATGAACTATTAAAAGTATTTGGTAAACCTTATGTTGAATCTGATCAAAATGTACATTGGTTTACTGCTTCATCATATCTATCATATGGTGGGGTTTTAAGAGTAGTAAGAGCAGATTCTTCAGATCTTACAAATTCAAATGCTGGAGTTGCAGCAACTTCAACATCTGGAAATTTAGTTGGAACAGCATTAACCAACTTAAAAATTAAAAGCATAGAAGATTATCGAGATAATTATGATGATGGTAGTGAAACGGATTGGGCATTTGCTGCAATAAACCCAGGAAGTTGGGCAAATGGATTAAGAGTTTGTGTAATTGATAACTTTGCAGATCAAACAATTTCTGTCGCTTCAACTTCTGGATATGTAGTTGGATATGGCGTTACACAATCAGTTTCATATACAGTTGCAGGGTCAGGAACAACTTCAACTTTTTCTGGATTTATTAAAGGTATCATTACAAAAGTAAATTCAAAGTCTGTTGATGTAAAAGTTGTCAGTGTCGTTAGTTCTGGTGGAACAGAAACGTCTGCTTCTTACCAAAAGAATGGAAATCAAAGATTTGTTACAACTTCTAACGTATCTATCGTAAACAATTCTGGTGTTGGTGTTGCTACTGCTACGCCAACTACTGTAGAAGATTGGTACGACAATCAAACTTTAGGTCTTACTAATAAAACTGTTTATTGGAAAAATATTGCTCCAAAACCAGGAACTTCTCAATGGGCGTTGGACAGAAATGCTAAAGATGATGAAATTAACGTAGTTATTGTTGATGATGATGGAAGTATCACCAGAGAAGTTGGTGGAATACTAGAAGTATACAGTGGATTATCTAAAGCATTAGACGCAAGAAAATCACCTGGAACACCAATTTACTATAGAGATTATATTGCAGAACGTTCTTCTTATGTTTTTGCTGGTGCTGGAATTGCTCCTGTAGAATTGACTTCAGTATCTGCTTTCACAAGTGCATTTATCACTCCTTCTGAAACTAATGGTCTTTGGGATCAAAATGCTCAAAGTGTTAAATTTAATGTTGCTGGTTCATTAAGTTTTGATTTACAAAATGGCAAAAACTATGATGCAACTACTTCTTTGGGAGTTAATTCTTTTAGTGTTACTCTTGGAGAATTAGTTTCAGCATATGAGAAATTTAAAGTTCCTTGTGAATACGATTTAAACTTCTTAATTGCTGGACCTGGATTTGCAACTAAAGAAGATTCTCAAGCTCTTGCTTCAAAATTAATTGAAATTGCAGACTTACGTAAAGATTTAATTGCTTGCATTTCTCCATATAAAGACGCTGTAGTAAATGCAACTGCAAATGTTGATACTCAAACAGATAATGTAATTTCATTCTTTGATGCTTTAAGTAGTTCTTCCTACGCTGTTTTTGATAGCGGATGGAAATATTCATATGACAGATTTAATGATAAGTTCATCTACGTTCCTTGCAATGGCGATGTTGCTGGAACTATGGCAAGAACTTCTATTAATTCTTTCCCTTGGTTCTCTCCTGCTGGAGCACAAAGAGGAACCATCAATTTTGCAATTAAACTTGCATATAACCCAGGCACATCACAAAGAGATCTTTTATATCCAAGAAGAATTAATCCTATAATTTTCTCTCCTGGACAAGGATTTATTCTCTTTGGTGATAAGACTGCTTTAGGTTATCCATCTGCCTTTGATAGAATCAACGTTCGTCGTTCGTTCTTAACAATTGAAAAAGCAATTTCTAAAACATCTAGAGATTTCTTATTCGAAATTAATGATAGTTTAACTAGAAATAACTTTATCAATATTGTCACTCCATATTTAAGAGACGTTCAGGCGAAGCGTGGCATTACTGACTTTTTAGTTGTTTGTAATGAAACCAATAATACTCCAGATGTTATTGATGCTAATGAATTTAAGGCAGATTTTTATATTCAACCATCTAGAAGTATTAACTTCATTGGATTGACATTTGTTGCTACCAGAACTGGCATTTCTTTCGAAGAAGTCGTAGGAAGAGTATAAAAATAGGAGACTAAAATAAATGGCAGACTTATCCCCATATAAAGATAGGACTTTAAATGTATTCAAGAGCAAAATGGTTGGTGGTGGAGCTCGCCCCAATCAGTTTGAGGTTGAAATAACATTTCCACCTGGACTTTTAGAAGGAGAATTGAATCAGGTTCCAGATAAAATTAGATTTTTTGCAAAATCTACTGCGCTACCAACTTCAACAATTGGAGTTGTGCCAGTTCCTTATAGAGGAAGAATTTTAAAAATTGCTGGAGAAAGAACTTTTGATGATTGGACAATTCAAGTATATAACGATTCTGATTTCAGCATCAGAAGAGTTATGGAAAGATGGGTGAATGCTCTAAACAAAGTTGAAGATACTTCTGGTTATGTAAACCCACAAGATTACTTTGCTACTGCTTCAGTAAGACAACTTGGAAGAACTCCTGGTGGTGAGGGATGGAGACCTGGAAATACTGCTAATATTCCTATTTTGAGAACTTACAATATGCAAGGTATTTGGCCCGCATTCGTCTCTGAAATTGGATTAGATTTTGGAGCAAATGATTCAATTGAAGAATTTTCAGTGACATTCCAAGTCCAATACTGGACAGCATTTAATGGTCCTACTGGTGCGGTTGACATTCAATAGTTTTTAAAATTGATAAATAATATTTGATAATGTAGGACAAAGAAATTTATAAAATGGCGAATTTATTTGGATTTTCTATAGACGAACCGAATAAAAATATACCAGGAAGTCAGGTAGTATCCCCCGTCCCTCCGAATAACGAGGACGGGTCGGATTACTATTTGACTTCTGGTTTTTTTGGACAATATGTTGACATTGAAGGTGTTTACAGAACTGAATATGATCTTATTAAAAGATATAGAGAAATGGCACTACATCCAGAGTGTGACTCTGCCATTGAAGATATTGTAAATGAAGCAATTGTATCAGATATTTACGATTCTCCAATTGAAGTTGATTTGTCAAATCTTCAAATTAGCGACCAGTTAAAAGATATTATAAGACAAGAATTTAGAAGAATCAAAGAACTAATGGACTTTGATAAAAAGTCTCATGAAATTTTTAGAAATTGGTATGTTGATGGTAGAATTTATTATCACAAAGTTATTGATTTAAAACGCCCGCAAGATGGCATTCAAGAAGTTCGTTATATTGATGCTATGAAGATTAAGTTTGTGAGAGAAGTTAAAAGAAAACCAGGAACTCCAAACATATCACCAAATATTTTACAAAATGCAAATCCATCTGCAATAGACTTTCCAGAAATTGAAGAATATTTCGTATACACCCAAAAAACTCCTGGTGTTGGTGGATCTACTGGAACTGCAAGTGCAAGTGGTGGACAAAAAGGAATTAAAATTGCTAAAGATGCTATTACTTACGTAACATCTGGTTTAGTAGATAGAAATAAACAAACAGTCCTTTCCTACCTCCACAAGGCAATCAAAGCATTAAATCAACTTAGAATGCTTGAAGATAGTCTTGTCATTTATAGATTATCACGTGCTCCAGAACGTAGAATTTTTTACATTGATGTTGGTAATCTTCCTAAAGTTAAGGCAGAACAATATCTTAAAGACGTGATGAATCGCTATAGAAATAAACTAGTATATGATGCTAATACTGGTGAAGTTCGTGATGATCGTAAGTTCATGTCTATGATGGAAGATTTTTGGTTGCCTCGTAGAGAAGGTGGAAGAGGTACAGAAATTACTACACTTCCAGGTGGACAAAATCTCGGCGAACTTACAGATATTCAATACTTCCAAAAGAAACTTTATAGAGCCTTAAATGTTCCTGAATCTAGAATTACCGGAGATACTGGATTCAATCTTGGTCGTTCTTCTGAAATTTTAAGAGATGAATTAAAATTCTCTAAATTTGTTGGAAGATTGAGAAAAAGATTTGCTAATATCTTTCACGATATGCTCAAAACTCAACTCATTTTGAAAAATATTGTAACTCCTGAAGATTGGGAGTATATGAGTGATCATATTCAATATGATTTCTTATATGATAATCACTTTGCTGATTTAAAAAATAATGAACTTCTTAATGAGAGAATGCAAACTGCTATGGGTATGGATGCATATATTGGCAAATATTTCTCCATTGAATATGTTAGAAGAAAAGTTCTTCAACAAACTGATGAAGAGATATATGAAATCAATCAACAAATTGCTAATGAAATGGCGGCAGGTTTAATTCCACCACCAATAGATCCTAATACAGGTCTTCCTATTGGACAAGAACCTTTACCCCAAGAACCGCAATCATCTAAGAAAAACTCAGAGCAGAGTTTAGG